GCACACAACTCAGCCCCACCATCCATCCCATCCTTCTCATTGTGACAATCATTTACTAGCTCTGATAGAAACTCTGATGTAATCATCTCACTCCTCCTACACGATACTCTTTTTGTTTCAGCTTTTGCGTGGTAACAGCATGTAAACCTTAATAATTCCTATTACTTCTTCTAGCATGTTCTCAAGATACTTTCCTTCAATATCATCCTCTACTTCCATCACTACGAGAACCTTCTGAGACATCATTGTTCACCTCCTCGTTGTTATACAATCCAAGCCCACCGACCCAACGGTGGTGTATAAACAGTGTTTACTAAACAGTATTTTATTAACAGTGTTATAGTTATAGTGTTACTTGAACAAACTCTTGTCAATGAACAGCCTGTCAGTGTTTCAGACTTCCGTATTTTCAATACTAATTGCGTATATTCTACAACATTTTGACCAAATGTCAAGATGTCCGAAACTGAACAGTTTTCAATCTCTGAAATTGTGACCTAGTAGAGAGAGCAAGTTTAGGCTATACAGTAAAACCAGCTTCTAAACTACATCACAGAGGTTGACATTCTGAAAGATAGACAAAAACCTCATTACAGCTGATTTGAAAACTTCAAAACTATACTATATAACTCTCTCCTATTCTTGCATACAAGAGATATTTACACCTACGCTAAACATTATGTACATTTAAACCCACAACCAGAGCAAGTTTTAAGGTTTAGCAACAAACCCCTTTCCCCCTTTCTTTATCTTTTGTTAGTCTTTCTATTATAATATAATATAATATATATAAATATATTATACATAGTTCCAGAGAAGAGAGAAAAGGCACTGAGATAGACCCCCTAAACATTATACATTAACGGATTTTTCAATACAGTTATGGATTATAAGGTATAGAAGGCAAACTATACTCGACTAAACATTATACATTAAAACCCGCTTCTGGCTTGATTCTTGTTTTTGTGTGTAAAAATAACACTGTGGAAAATAGCGTTAATTTGAGTAATAATGTTTTATTAACACCGGGGGGGTTGACAAAGTATTTATTTAGTATATACTATAGATAGTTATTTGAAAATATAGGGAAAGGGGGTAGTAAAAATGAAGTATCACGTCTGGATTATGTGGCGTGTAGGTTGTTGGCTTAATAGGTTGGCGGTGGTTGATTTAGGGAAGAGAAAACCTGAACTGTGGAAACGTGTTTGTTGGCGTCTAGCATATTACTTACAAAGGGGGTGATGAGGTTGTTACTCAAGGCTAACAACATTGAGAGGGCTATGAAGGAAGTATGTCAGGAGTGGAAAGATAAGAAAGAGCTTGAGGAAATAATAAGAGAGCTTAACCAATGGGAGCTAAACCAATGCAAGTAATCAGCCAAATACTCAAGGGGGAGTTACACAATGAGTATAAGCAGGGATATACTAACAGCAAACAGAAGGTTTTACACAAACTACAGAGGGGCAACAACAACGAAGGGAGAAGTATTAGTTATGAGAGAGGGAGTAGTAGTGAGTAATGAGTGGTACATAGCTAAGGTAGGTTGTTTCCTACTTGACCTACTTCAGAAGAGACAGAAGAGGGGAGGTGTTAACGAATGGTAGATAAGGTTGTAGTGGTAAGGACAGTTACAAAAGAGGGAGAGAGTAAGGAAAGTCAGGTAACTCTAAGTATGCCGGAGGATTTAGCGGAGGCGTCAAAAGAGTGGAGTAAGGTTAGTGTATTCAAACTAGCCTGTAGAATGTATGTACTGGATAAGACCAACGCTGAGAGGGTGGCACTTAGAGGGGGGGAGGCTAAGCTGGCGAGGAAAGAGGCTAATGATTTGGCGAAACAGCTACTTGCTAATCCAGAGATGTTAGAGAAGATTAAGAAGCAGTTAGGCTGATAGCCTAAGGGAGTAGGAACAACAGAGGGGTTGGTAGAAATGCCAATCCCTCTTTTTTTGTGAGTGTGTAGGTTGTAGGGAGGGGAGGGGGTGTAAGTCAGGTTCGGGAGCTGTCTCTCTCTCTGTTATTTTCAATGCTTGAACTGGCTTGATTGCCAATATCTACTAAACTCTTGCCAATATCTGTGAAAACTAAGCGATTTGAGGGTTGTTTCATCGATAGTTTGACATACCCCTGTATGTTTCATCATTGGTTGTTAGCCCTTGCTAGAATTGGCTGTATGGATGTAGTTTACAGTCAAGGCTAGTAGGGTTGAGGGTTATAATCCTAGAGGGAAGGAAGGGAGTTCGAACAACACACACCCAAGCCAAATGCCCCCCAGAGCACCTATATATATCTCTGGTCACCATTTTCAACACACACCAAATTTTTCACATCTCGAAGATTGGCTTTAGGTGCGGGTTTGACATTTTCATTCACAGAAAGTCAGAACTTTCTAAAACCCCCATTCCACGCACATCTACACCCCCTTGACATCACCATTGGTTTGTACTATAATCTCCCTAGAAAACCACATCTATAAGCAGGTAAAAATGAGTAGAGTATATGTTCCTGTGGAGGAATGTGTCAGTTTGCCAGAGGGTTGGAATGAGCTTGCTATGCGAGGACAGAGTTTTAGTTTCTTGTTTGATGATGGAGAGGATATTTATGAACAACATAATAATACAAGATGATTTAGTGAGTAGTAAGGATAGATTAACAGAGAAAGACAAAGAAAAGCTGAAAGAGCTTTTCAAGGAGCTTTCTGCCTGTAAGGATTTTGCTAAAAAGCTTCACATTATTAGGATTGGCTGAGGATAACTATGAGCAACACCATTGAAGAGGCTGTAGTTAAGGCACTTGAGAGTAAAAACATCCCTCCAGGGAAGGTTCGACCCATTGATAAGAATATTCTTAGGCTGTATATGATGGGAGCTAAGCACGAAGAGATTGCTAAGGAGTTGGGGATTTCTAAGATTGTTGTTAATACTGCGTTGAGAAATCCAGCGGTTAAGCAGGAGTTAGAGAGGTTAGACATCCTTACTGACAAGGAGCTTATTAAACTAACCTCAGCCTCTAAGAGAAGAATGCTAGAGGCATCGTTGGATGCGGCTGACCACCTTATTGAGTTTATGGATGGTGAGACTACTGATGGGTTGAAGTTGAAAGCCATTATTAAGGTGTTGGAATATGCTCACGGTAAGCCTCGGCAGAGTGTGGTTATTACCCCTGGGGTTGAGAAGCCACTCTCGGATGGTGATGAGAGTATTATTGATGAGATGATTGCGAATGGTGTTGAGAAGGATGAAGGGGTGGGCGATTAGTGGTACTAATAAGGATGAAGGAACAGGTAAGAGAGGATGACTTTCACTATAAAATTCCAAGACAGAAGGGTCCCTGTATTAAGTGTGGTGCATTTAAGGGTGTACGTTTTGACAGACATCATATAACTTATGAACCTCCTAAGCGAGCCCTTCTTTGTGAAAGCTGTCATAGAAGAATTACAGCCTTCAATACTAAAGTAACTAGACGTCGTGGTTATGTAGCCCTGTCTTCTATTGAGAGGCAATTCCTTTTTACATGGTGGATGGATGATAAGGTGGTGAGAAGGAAGATTATAACGAAGGATGTTCAACAGTTAATAGAAGACATGAAAAAAATGTAATTTTCTTGGTTTACGGATGTAAGGACACTCAATATGTGGAAATCACACTGGGAAGGCGACTTCATTGTCGTCACAGGCAAGGATTGTTCAGAGTTGATTGAAGGTACTATTGAGGTGTTGGCGAGGAAGATACTCGAAGGGGCTGATGAAAAGACTGAGGTGTTCATCGGTCCGATTAAGAGATAAAGGAGGCGATGAGTATGTTAGAGAAAGTAGCGGTTAATATGCTTCGGATGGCAGTAGGGGTGTTGAGAATGCCCTGGGTTGATTTTAAGTGGGATGTTAGTGAGTATAGTGAAGCTATGAAGGAGTTTGATAAGTTTAGAGTGAATGGGTGGTTTACAGATGAAGAGCTAGGTGGAGTGATTGAGGTGCTGGCTGAGGGTCAGCCTCGGTTGTTGAAGGTAGCTCTAAATGCGACAGCAGGGATACTCCGTTCTAAGCTTATTGATTTTAGCTGGAGGGTTGCTAGCTTCAAGGGGGTGTTTGACCAGTTGACTCTGATGAGGAAAGATAACTTCTTTGAGGATGAAGAGTTGGCTGACTTCTTCTCCATCATTGCTGATACGCTAGAGAGGAAGTAAAGTGACTAAAGCTGAGAAGCTCAAGAAGGCGAGGGAGGTTGCTAAGGGCAGTCTGTTTCACACTGCTAAGTATGTTCTTGGCTACAAAGACCTTACTGAAGAGTTTCATAAGCCCTATTGTGACTTCTTGCAGGACTTGACTGTTCATAGAAAGCAGGTTGAGATGCCTCGTGGGTTCTTCAAGACGTATATAGGCTCTATTAGTTTCCCTATCTGGGTGACGATGAGGTTTCCTAACGTCAGGTTTCTATTAGCAAACATGGTCTTTGACAACTCAGCTAAGAATGTACATATCATCCGAGGACATTGGCAGTCTAATGTGAGACTGCAAAAACTCTTTCCTGAGATAGTGCCTGTGAACTTCAACAAAACTAGGTGGAGTGACTCCTGTGCAGATGTTAATAGAACTGCCATCTGGGGAGAGGGAACGTATGAAGCTGTAGGAGTAGGTGGAACTAAGATTGGAAGTCATTATGACTTTGTAATGGAAGATGACCTTGTAGCTGCTAGAAAAGACCAACTTACAGGGCTTGACATACTTCCTAACCAAGAGGAGATACAGAAAGCAATAGGGTGGCATGGGCTTGCAATCAATCTACTTATTAACCCTAAACGAGGCTATATTTACAATATAGGTACTAGGTGGGGGCAGTATGATTTAGTTCGACATATTACTGACAATCAGCCTTACTACAAGAGGCATGTACGGAAAGCTGTGAAGGTTGATGATGATGGCAATATCATCTTTGCTAAGAATGGTGAGTGGATTCCAATCTTCCCTGAGATGTTTGATAATGGAGTTTTGAAAGAGATACAGACTGAACAAGGCGACTACCTCTTTAGTATGATGTATCTTGGTAAACCCTACAACGTCGAAGATATGGTTTTTCGAGATGATTGGATTAAAGATAAGGAAGAAGAGAGTGTAGGAAATGTCTATGCTGGTATTGACTCTGGACTTACTAAGAAAAGAGGCTCAGACTATACAGCCATTGGTGTAGTTGTTGTTACAGAGGATAAGGACTTCTGTCTTGAGCATATGGTACGAGCAAAGCTCAATCCTACTGAGATAATCAACAAGCTGTTTGAGATACAGGAGTCTCATCACCCCCGATGGTTTGCGATGGAGAAGGCGTTGCACGAACTGGTGCTTCAACATTATATTAAGGAGAAAAATAAGGATAGGATTAAGAAGGGCTTAGAGGCAGTTATCATCAAACCCATTAAGCGTCCTAAGGGTGAGAGTAAGGCGATGCACATAAGGGCACTCCAACCTATGTGTATGGCAGGTAGATTCTATATTCGACCTTGGATGAGGGCAGTTAGGATGGAAATGAGGGAGTTTGTGGGTAAGGGGACTGATGTACATGATGATATACTTGATATGCTTGCTGATATATTTGTAGGGATGAGTTACCCTCAACACCAGGTGCCTAAAGCTGTTCATGACCCCAACAGTGTTGATGCGGTGTTAGATGAGTTGCTTGAAGTGCGGAGAACAAAGCGCAGGTTGAGTGTGATGAGGTCGTAATTTCAATAATTGAAAATGTGTATAGGATGTAAAAAATGGCTTGGGATTTGTTAGATGAGGATTGTGTAGCTATAGATGATTGGAATGATGGAGATACTGATACAGGGGTATCAGAGGTTGATCCTGCTA